TCTCCTCTGTCTGCGGCCTTAGAATCCCATGCATAGGATTGAATCTGTTCACGGAGGGTAGTACAGGACTTATGGATTACAAGATTTTTACCGGCGATAAACTTATTGGTAACTTTGATTCCAAGGAGTACGTCGTTATTCGCATCGAGGACGGGGAGGTCTTCTTGACGGAGTGCGATCTTGAGACTAGCGGCGGCGGGGTCGACATAGATAGCGGAGACGTTTTTGTGCCCGATGAAGTCTTTGATGTCCCGGACGAGTTCTTGGTCAGTTTTAGAGCGGCCCTTTTTGGCGCTATCGTAGTAATACTCTGCCTCCACACGTATCTGTGGCCATAGGTTAGGAGTTACAGCGCATAACACCGCCGCAGTGGCGTTCGTGGTTCCGTAATCGATGCCTACAATGTAGTATGAGGGATTGCTAAACGGATTCAGATACTCATTATTGGCATCATAGGTATCATAAATGGCGCCATGAGCCAGGGCCCATTCTCCTAGAATATACCTACGGTACCACATACCACTGTAGCTGGCTTTGAGCTGCGTTTTGTATGCTTCGTCTAGGCTAGGATTGTCATCCAGGCAGAAATTCCAGTGAACCAAATCAAGCTCTGGCTTATCGATGTAGTCCTTCTTGAGCCAGTGAGAGGGGCCTTCAGGGTTACATGTTGCGAGGAGTTTGGCTCCTGGAACACGAAGACGGCTCTCTAACATACGCCAAAATGGCTCCGGTATATTGGTCGCCTCGTCTACGTATGCTAGAGCTAACGTAGATCCCTGTATCGTAGTGACAGCAGACACATCAGGCGCACCTACAAACCATACCTTGCGTCCATACAACATGGACATAGAGGTCTTCTCCGTCGGACAGGGGAATCCGAGTCGTTTAAACAGGTGTGTAAGCAGGTTACGTTGAATAGAGGTGCGGTTAACCCCAATGATCATGGCCTCTCCAGGAGGGCCATTCTTCAGGTCATAGATGAATCTCTCTATGCTTGCATATGTCTTGCCACTTGAAACAGCCCCTACCCATATGTTAAAGCGGTGCGTAGCCTCGCAAAAGCTCTCATCTTGCTTTGAACTAGTCGGCATCCTTTTCCTTTCTCATTGAGGTGATGCGAGCATTCTGGGATTCCATGACTTCGAGCTTTAGCTTCGTGTTCTCGTGCTTCAATTGCATAACCTCATGGGTAAGCTCCACAATCTGCTCATTAGGAGGCTGTGCGTACACTATACCTGCATCCTGCTCACAGCGTATGCGTCCTAAATGGATAAGCATCTTTACATTGCCTTTCATCGCTTGCTCGAACTGTTTTGCCTCTATCAAAAGGATTCCTGTGTTTTTTAGAGATGCGGAAAATGTGGCATAGTCGATCCCATAATGTTCCTCCACACGTCTACGTAGAGTATCTTCGTTAATCCCAAGGGACTGTGCAATTTTTTTTTGAGTAGAACCTGCCTTAATGTAAAGTTCTACTTTTTCCCATTCTATTTCACCGGGTTTCCACGGCATCTTTCACCCTCAAAATTCATGTCCACACTGAGGGCATATCTTATTCTTTTTAGAATTTTTAGTCTCCTCGTCTTCTTCTGATCCTTCTATCTGTTCTGCATCCTTTAAGCCTATAAGCTGTTCTTCGCTGAACCCCCATGACAGAAGGTCAATGGCATCGAATTCGTTGGCTAGGATGTCGTAGTCCCAATCTCCGCGATGTAGGTTGTCTTTGACGACGCGTCTACGCATAGTCTCTTCATCTAGATCCTTGCGGATGATACATGGCACCTGCTTTAAGCCTAAGGATTTGGCTGCCCTTAGACGCTGATTGCCGGCATAGACGGTGAGCTCGCCGTTTGCCTCGTTCACTAGGCATGGACGGTCATGAAAGAAGTCAGGATCGTCCTGGATGTCTTGCTTAAGCTTCTCGAAGTCTTGCTGGGCTATATGGCGGGGATTACGGTCGTAAGGCTTTAGCCTAGAGATCTTGACATAGGTGACTTGTGGCATTGTGCAGGTACAATCTATGGTATGCTCGCCGCATTTATTACATTCTCCGGACATATGTCTCCAAAAAAAATATTTTTATATAATCAATTATCTTAGCAAGGCAAGGATATTTGACATATATTATCTTGGAAATGATTTTACATCAATCTATTTCTTCGGAGATTTTTTGAAAGATTCGATAGGCTTCCTCTGGAATCTTGATTTTTCGGAGGATATCCTCCACAAGATCTCTATTGTAGTGTACGACGGTTGCGAAAGCGATGAAGACAGAGATTACGGCCACATTTTTATGATGATTAGAAAATTTATTATACCCCTCTAGGGATTGGAGGTAAATGGAGACGAGAGAGGTGATGTCCCTAAAAAGCGTTTCCGTCTCTTCGGAACACTCTAGGAGCATGTCGGCGATATTCTTGATGGAAGCAGGACAAAACATTATTTACCTCTTTTGAGACAGAATGGAGTTGAATGAAGAAAATGTCAAGGATTGATTTTCTCCTTTTCCTTTCCCATATTATCTATCATGTATTATCCATCACGTATAACCAATCCTTCATTCTTGAACCTTTTGATGTACCTGTAGATGGTGACACGAGACACTCCATACTCTTTGGCTATGGTCTCCATGGTCTTACGGGTGTGCATCAGATCATGCTTTAGACTCTCAATCCTCTCCCCGGTTATCTTGGGAGGGCTTGTTAGCTTGTACCTTCCTAGCTTCTTAGCCTTCTCAATGCCCTCACGCTGCCTCTCTCTGATGAAGGCAAGCTCGAACTCAGCGAAAGCCCCCATCAGGTGAAGGAGGAGGTTATGCATGGCGTTATCGGTGCCATAGCCAAAGACTAGACCTTCCTTGATGAAGTTGACCTGTATCTTCCTCTTGACCAGGTCCTCCACCAGGCTCTTGAGGTCTTTCAGACTCCGTGCAAAGCGATCCATGCTATGCACGAAAATCATGTCATCTTCCCTGGCATACTCTAGCATGGCTTGTAACTGCGGTCTAGAAATATCTCTACCTGTGGTCTTGTCTATAAACTTCTTGTCTAACTCGAGTCCATCGAGTTGGCGGTCAGCGTTCTGCTCGTAGGTGCTTACTCTGACGTATCCGATTCGCTTGCCGCTCATTTTGGCAGCTCAGGTAATGGCATCCAGTGCGTAACAGCCTTATTTTCCCAAGAAGATTTATTACCCTCTAGATTAACTCTACTCTTCCCACCGCAGTAATAGCAGTCTTGCCACCCGCCCACCATGTATCTTTCTATATCCTCGCAGTAATAGGCCACAAACAAAACCTCGCCATCGGTCCCCAAAAATGGGGAGTTGTTCTCGGGCTTCTTTTCCAAAACGCTAATCCACATCTCCGACTCCGTTTGCTGTGATACCCCAAGTCTATAACTTGGCGAAACATTTTGTCAAGTACGAAGATTTGGACACCGAAGATACGTAAACCTTTCTTGGAGAAAGGGTGTATCATCTGGCATACCCTGATGTGACAGAAAAAAGGGGGGGGTCAGTGAAATAGTCATCACTGAAATAGGGGTTTCAGTGGAGTGTGAAAACCCATTCACAATATGGTGAAAAAATAGGTGATCAAACTTTGTCATGATTTCCGTGGTTGCTTTATCTTCAGCCAATGGATAGGATAGACCTGCTCACCTGCTACCTTCATGAGGTCGACATTTTCGGGTACTGGTGATAGACAATTCGATATAATCCATATCTGTTCACCTGCCCGCTCCCAGTACGACGCATAATAGATATAATCGCCGTCCCACACGGGCACTATCGTCCCCTGCGAGGGCAATTCATCCCACACTCTGACCCATCGAGTTATCTCGGGATAATGCGACGGAAAAAGTTCAGGGCAAATTTCTTTAGAGGTAACATTCATAATTTATCCTTAAAGGGTGTATCAAAACCTTAACAATGTGGGTTTGTGCACAGGTTTGTAGCGCTCATTCATGATCGAAGCGTTCACCATGATCAATGGAGTATGTCGGGACAAGATCTTTCTATCGAATGGAAGTCCTAGGTCGTCGTCTGCGATATAGCATCCGTGTCCTTCATGGATGTGGCCGAATACCCATAGTCTTAGAGATCGAAGCATGCGGGCACGATCGCGTAGGGTTATGCTACCGCAATGCTTTCCTTTAGCGGATAGGTCACCATACAAAAAAGGAGGAGAATGGGTGACGAGTATGTCTGTATCAGAGGGAATGAGTCCCCATTTCTCCTCAAGGTCTTTCTCGGCGGGGAGAGTGAAAGCCATACATCTGGGATTCATTCCCTCAAACTGCTTAGTCCATGGCGAGCCCCAGATTTTACATCGGCCAAATTTAGCCTCACTATCGACTAGATATGAGACATTGCGAGGGAAGAGGCCTTGAGCCTCTCCAGATAAAGACTCGAGAACAGTGTCGTGGTTGCCTGGAACAATGACTACTTGGTCGTACAGAGAGAGCGCGTCCCAACGGCGAAAGTCTTCGAGCTCCTTCTCGAAGTCTGTTGCGCATAAGTCGCCGGCGATAATTAAAAGCTCGCCACCGCAAAGTTGAGGCCTGGAGCCGTGGAGATCGGCAATGCAGTCAACGATCATGACTTAGGTGGAGTTGGACCATTGGCGCCTTTCAGAGGCTCTGGAGGCCAGCCTTCGGGGACGCAGTGGGGACATATGGACAGGATTAAAAATATTACGATGAATCTCATAGGGAAAACCTACCTGAAAACGGGTATAATGCTAAATATTTGGGTATATTTAGACAATCAAAAATACGGCCAAATTTAAGGTTATACGGCCAAGATACGGCTACTTTCTGAGTTTAAAGCCAATTTTTCGGCTTTTTTGGCCATACGATTTTCGCGACTTTTGGCCAAAAGACGTTCTCTATTTTTTTGATAATAAATCCTTTTCGATTCTTTAACTCTGTCTTTATGCCT